AAGCGGTGTTCGTGTACGTAATGTCCTCAATCATCCAACGCATACCTCCCTTCACCCCAGCAAAAGCTGGAGCGAAGAAGGAGAAAAACGACGTGGACGCAGGGGTCATATTGTACGTGGGGAAAGCAGTGACCGCTCTATCGAACGGTGTGATCGCGCCGCCTGTCAATCCAGGATCGTAAGCGTACCTCGGCATTGGATACAAAGGCAAGCTTGACTTATAGTACGCCCAATCACTAGTAGAGCCATCCACGGCAGTGTAGTCAGTCATATAATACTGATAACGCTTTAGTAGCTGTCTCACTGAAACCGTCGTCTCTCCATAGTAACCGTTGATGAGCTGCTTCGGCTGTTGGCAATGAGCGAACTGCACGTAAGAGTGCTCCTCAGATGATTGGGGGGACAAGTTAGGTGATGGGGGTTTCATATAAGTAATGTTCTTGATTTTCTCACCAGTTGGACCACAAAACTTCATGTCGTCGCCTCCCGAGATGAACACATTCACTTGGATGGTGGATACGTCAAGAGGAGAGGTGAGATCGTTAACTACGAAAACGGAAAGAGTTCCGTTCCCATAATTAGTGGTGTCGCTGGTATAGAGAGTGTCCTTCCCAAAAACATAGCTTGGCTTGGTATAGTCAATAGGCATGCACCTGCGGAAGGCTGTGGGCTGTGCCCACCCTACGTCGATGGTGGTGCACTTGTTGGATCCGATGTCTACTATCGTGGAATAGTTGGTGTTAAACTCATCATCGGGGTTGCCGAACGGATCGTAAACAATACGAAGGCGACCTCGATGGAAAGCGCTACAAACAACTTCAAAGCGGAACTTCATGGAACCTGTCCACGCTTGATGTGTGAGCGCCAACATGCCCATGGGAGCTACCCCAAAGGCACGCGGTTCAGAACCTTCAAACCTGAAGATACACGGATCCACGATAACAGAGAAGAGCTGGTCTCCTTCGGTGTCGAGCTGCTCCCAGTTGAAGGAAGTCAGAAAAGACTCGCGCATGATGAACTGAGAAGAAGCTAGCTCGTCTATGCGGGGAATGCCGGCCATTGCTGGGTCAATCGACAACGCTTGCTTGGAATCAAGGACCAAGCGATAAATGTCGTCTTGACCGTCATAAGTGGCCAACTCGTCGGTCGTTCTGGGAACCATAGGATTCTTCACTGACTGTGGAGGCTTGGACCAACCGAATAGGGCGGCCACTTTAGCGGCGCCCATAGACACATGGGACATGGCCTCCGCATACTTCCCGATATAGGGGACGGCGGTCATGTAGCCAAGCATGTCAGCAGACTTGGTCGCAAACTTCTCCACTTTCCCCGGCTTCTCAATAACAGCTTGAGGCACCAAGCCGGCCGTGGCCTGATTGGTAGGACAGCAGAGGCTCTCATCAGTCATCCATGCGAAGATAGTAACTCGTACAGGATCGACAGAGCCATTAGCGTGCCTCAAGGTGTTTAAGGCTTGGACCGAGATCGAACCCACCGAAGACTGATCGTCGCCGGTAAGGTTCAAGTGTGCTTTAGGGAAGAAGAACGGTATCGTTAGATCCACTGGTTCGCAAGTGTTGGGGTCGACAATAGTGTGAAGGCGTTGGGACGCCCCCATGAGGTCGACAGACGTGTTGTTCTCTGCGAAATACTCCAGCGGTATCCAAGACACCATGAGCCTTCCATAGTAGAAGGCATTCCCGTTCACAACAAACCTGAGATGGAGCGAACCACTCATAGATCTGTAGTTGTTCACTCGATTGACAACTCTCTTGTTCCTAAGAAAGAGCTGCCACGGTTTGATCTTAAACGGGGTAAGGGGGTCATTAACCGGCCAAAGAAAATCATTAATCTTGACCGGTCTTTGGAGAAAGTCCCCTAGGGACGTCTCCGCGTCATGACCGTACGCTAAGGTGACATCATCAACGGAACTCACGGAAGCTCCGATGGCACCTTCTGATAGATGAACCAGTCCAGGCTCAGAGCTATCGCTCGTGTAAATGTTGGCGTTATTCAGTCCGCCCGGACTATCGATAGTGGAGTTTTGACTGCGAGGCTCCTGGCCCTCTAAATCGTTAGCAGGAAATCTGGGTAGTTTAGTGTCTTACCCGAGGACGGGGAGATCGCTCTCCTCGTCATCCAACCAACTCTCTAGCGGAGCTACTCTGTCAGTCCCCTCCTTGTACTCACGAGACATGAGTCGGTACATTCTTTCCTCGTAGGTCTTTTCGATCGTCGAGGTGACTATTCCGTATTTCTCACATATCGGGCGGAGTTTCTTAACAGCGTCATTGTAATCGATCTCTCCGTGGCCTGCAAGTTCATGCAGAGCACTGTCCATGGTCGCGGCGAGAGTTTCAATCTCTGTCATCCCACCTCGCCCGGGCTTCACATTGCACAGTCCTTTGAAGATACTGGTCTTCTCCAACGCTCCTACATTGTAACCAAGCAAGGGATGGAACACACTTTTCCTTTTCAAGAAATCGAGCTCACTATTGATAAAACGCCCTGTGTTGGTCTTCGAGGGATGGGTGATGTTCATACCTATGTTGTTCAGGTAATTTTTGAACCCCACGAAATTGTAGTGAGCCCTCACGGACGTTCCCACGCTCTGTTTTCCATCGTCACCATAAGTGCCGTTCGCCACACAGTCGGTAAAATTCTTACCAAGGTTCAAACTGTAGAAATACGAACGCACCAACAGACAATTTAGGATGCTATTGGTGATGACAGTCAACGGATGGCCAGAAACACCGACGGTCCGAGTCTGGATACAAGTGCCATTCCAATCGATGAGTGGGTTGATTAGGTCTTCAACCATCACTTCCATGACACCGAGGTCCTCCTCGGAGTAACCTCCTGCGCGAGCAATCTCGATCATTATGTGGTACGCGGCGCGGAGCCCGTTATTAGGCTGCGCTAGATCGTACCCTTTGAAGTCGTAACCGAGGGCTTCATCGT